TAACAAGAAATTGACATAGAAATCCATCCTCTGTAGATACTCATTGACCTGTTGGTTGATTAGAGGTAGATACTTTCTTATAATACTCTTCTTTACACCATCATCCTTGAGTAGTTCGTTACCCTGTTCCAAGTAATCGTACTCCTCTTCAGTTTTATCTAGTGTTAGTAATATATCTTTTAGTTGGTTCTTATATTCAGTTAGTTTCTCGTCTTCAGTATTTTTATTCTCAAGTCTGTCGGTAATGTTTTGAATTTCTGTTTCAAGATTTCCTCGTTGTCTGTTATTGTTAGCAATTCTAATATTGAATTGAGAAACTTCATTTGATAGGGTTGTAATCTCCTTCTGGAGTTTGAGAAACTGTTGTTCTCGTTCTTCCTCTGTTTCTATAGCAGAGGTTATTTCATCCAAACTACTTTGATGTTTGGCAAGAACTCCTTGGAGGTGTTCAACTCTATTTACTCTAAATGACTCCTCTATGTCCTGTGTACATGTAGGACAAACCGAATGTGCTTCAAAAAAATCCAGTTCATGACTAGAGTTAGATTCTTTGGTCTGTATTTTTGATTTTAATTTTTCTAATTTCTTTATAGTATTACTTGATTTAGTATACTGTTTGATATCTGTCTCCTTATTGTTGACTTTAGAGATGAGATCCTCAACACTCCTTTGGTATTCTTCCGTTTCGGTATCACAATTCTGGATCTTTTGTTGTTTGGAACTGATGCTGTCATAACCTTCATCCTCTATTTGTTTGATAAATTTCTTTTGCATTATAATTTTGTCTGCAACTGATTCTTTCTTTAGTTCCAGTACCCTCAAATTATCCCTTGACTGCTTGAGTTGAGTCTTCAAGATATCTGACATCATAGAAAAAACTTTGATGTCAAGCAAGTCTTCTATAACTTCCCTGCGATGTGGAGCACTAAGTTGCATAAAGGGAACGAAAGAAGCACTCCCAAGAATAACAATTTGAGTGAAAGATTTGTAGTTGAGTTTGAGTATTTGTCCTTCCAAAGACTTTTGTTGATCATTGGCAGAACAGTCTTCATTGAATTTTTTCCCATGTTTGTAAATCTCAAATATATTAGGTTTGATGCCTCGTATTACCCTGTAAGGTACATCACCAATATCAAATTGTATTTCTACTACAGCATCTCTTTCGTTTGTGCTGTTGACTAACTGACCCTTAGTTACTTTTCGGAACGGTTTTCCGAACAACGAAAAAGTCAGAGCATCTAGAACCGTACTCTTACCCGAACCATTTGCACCAACAATCAGGGTATCCTTATTCTCATCTAACTTTATAGATGTGAATTGATTTCCTGATGAAAGAAAGTTCTTATAACGAATTTGTTTGAAACGGATCACTTAGGTTTGACTGGGATTACGAAATCATCTTTACCTATTACAGTATACCTTGTTCCTGTTTTTTCGCAAGCAGCAATTGCTACACGATCAGCAACATGCATCACCTTCATTATGGGTTCACCTGTACCTTCTAACATCATAGCATATCTTTCAGCATCATCTTTCTCTACAAAAAAGAATACAACCTTCTCACCATACTCGTTATGTACAGCGTATGCACCCTCATCAGTGCTATGTTTTGGTGTAATAATATGCATCAGATAATCTCGCATGCCTCTTGATAAGTAACTCTCAAAATGTCCTTGATTTTTGATTTATTTAGATCTGTGCTTAGATCATCAACGTATGTATTGAGTAGTGTCATAGTATCTTCTGTCTGTGCTATGTTCTCATCTGGTGCAAGCATATTTACTGATCTTTCTACCACCTTAATATCATATGGATGCACCTTTGCTAACGATTGCATAAATCTTTCATACTCTTTCTCATCACTCTTCTGTTTGACTACAACCTTGACTATCTTGTTCCTATAATCCTCAAACTTAGTCAATTGTCTGGGTGTATCAGCGTAATTGATAATCTTGTACATCTGATATGGGTTATTGATTGTCTTTAGTCTCAGAGTTTCTGTGTCGTAAATATGAAACCCTCTTTTATCATTACAATCATTCCAAAACATTTCATATGGATTCCCTAGGTAATATATCCTACCGTTATTTGACCTTGTATGGTAGTGTCCAGAGAATACATGTGTAAAGTGATCATAACACTCAAAGTCTGCTCCTACGTCCATTACATGCCCATGTGTGGCAACGAACCCATTGAGTTCTAGATGTCCCATAGCAACTTTACACTTACTATCCTTGACCATCTTATATGTTGTTGTATTATTTTCTGCGTTGATCCAAGGTATAAACAGTATTGGTAGACCACCTACAGTTATCTCTTCACACTCTTCAAGGATACGTATATTCTTATACTCTCTAAGCATCAGATCTATAGTGTTGATGTCATTGGTATTCTTATAGAAAGCAGTATGATTGCCAACTATACTAATCATGGACATTCCTTTATCTCGAATAGGATCAAAGTAATTGTCCTTTGCCCAATTGAGAGAGCATAGATCCACACCTTTCCTGTTATCGAAAGTATCTCCTAGATCCAGAATAGTATCTATACCGTGCTTCTCTAATGTAGGAAAGAATATATCATCATAAAATTTCTGAAAGTAATCTAACCATAATTTAGAACCTTTCTTGAAACCAAAATGCTGATCAGTTATTATAGCAACCTTCATCTCTTTGTAGTGCTGCTCTTTGTTCTATTGACTATAACAATAAATCTGTCTGCTGCAAAAGTACCTGCAAGGTTGACATCTATATCGTCACCATCTTCCCAGTTGATATCACCATTCTTTTTGGTGTGAAGCATTGCTTCTTGAATCTGGTCGATAATTTCTTGTGTTAGTTTCATCTGTTGGTTCTATATTGTACAGCATCTTTGATAGAGTTATACTCAGAAGACTTATCCGCTTCGTCTGCGACGAAGACTTCGTCATATCCAGACTTTTCTATTATCTTTTGTTTTATATCTAACTGACGTTTCTCTTTCTGTATTCTTCTTAGGAATGCATAGTGTATTATCTGTGTAAAATATGCAAAAGGATTTCTAGACTTATCAGGATTGAAGTTAGAAATATACTGGACACAGTTCTCTATACCATCACAAACCATATCATCTTTGAACATGTAGTTTACAAAGTTTGGTTTGAATGATAAGTGTGTTGCTATCTTTAGAAAACATTCTCCAATGTATCTGGGGATAACTGGTTTAGGTAATCCTCTTTTCTCTGCAATAATTATCTCATCCTTGTAATCAATGATAGCAGCAAGGAATTCCTTATTATTGACGTAGTGCTCTGATCTTTTTCTGGGCATTACCTGTGTATGAATCTATACAAATTATAGCACAGCTTGACAAGTCCGTGCAATAGGGTTACAATTACCCTGTAGGGGTTCAAGGGACAAGTATTAAGTTTCTTTTGTATCCTTAGAGTCCTTAGAATCCTTCTTGTACAAGTCTTCAAAAGACTTTCTTGCATCATCTACAGAGTTTACATAACCCATTTCTTTAGTAATCTCAGGGTGTGAGCGAGTGAACCCTTGCTGGATGATTGTAGAATATGTTTTATTTACTTCCTTATCTTTTATCTCAGACATCGTAATAATTCTATTCATGTCAACTATAAAAACCTCTTCATCAGTCAATTTCATCCAAGGTTCAAATTTATATCCCAACGGGATATTCGCACCAGGGGTGCGAACTTCTTGACATACAACTGGATTCTCTAGAATAATTCTATCGTCATCGTCACTACAGACAACAACCTTTGACAGTATCTCTTCACCACTTACAAGTTTGATAGCCGCAAGAAAGTCTTCATACGGTTCTTCAAATTTTGATTTGGATGATGTCATAGTTGAATTTTTCCTCGTTGTAGTATTTGATTCTCTCAATTAAGTGATTCAAAGTATAGTTCTGGACTGATCCTTTCTTGGTATCGTCTGCTATATCATATAATGTAGCATTCAACTTGGTATTACTTTTACGTAATACTCTGCCGATAGATTGCAGTGTCCTTATTCTAGACTTAGATGGAGAAGAGAATACGACATTGTGAAGGTTCTTTATATTGACACCAGTGGAAAATGTTCCAAAGGAAGCAATTATAATAGCGTTGTTTTCAATCTCCGCTATACCTCTGACAGTTTCTCTTTCTTCAGCATCCACACCACCGTGAATAAAGAATACTTTCCTATCGTCTCTATTTATTAGTTCAAATAGGACTTCTCCATGGGTAGCAACCCTACTAAAAAGTATCAATGTGTTACCTTTCAAGTCCAGTGCTAGGTTTTTTATAAATTTATTTCTTTTTTCATGTGAAATAATATATTCTATTTCATCTTGATAAGCATCAAACTTCTTAGGTTCATGTTTGAGTAGCAGAACCTTTATGTTTAGTGTTGCTAGATAACCTTTCTCCTGTAACTCCTTAGTATTGACGATTTTATAAGAGGGTCCGAATAGACCTTCAAGTACCCACTTATGAGTTTGTGTACCATCAAGCGTACCTGTGAAACCATACCTGTATTTTGTGTCATAAAGTTTTGTCATTATACTTACTAATGATTTAGACTTAAACTGATGTGCCTCATCCCCAATCACTACATCAAACCTATTGAACCAGTCCTTAGGTAACTTGTATATTGACTGCCATGTGCTTATAATAACTGGGTGTTGACTCAACAAATCCTTTCCAGCATATATTCTATGACAAATATCTTCGACATTCCATCCATAATCTATAAAGTCCTTATACATCTGTTCTACCAGAGAGGTAGTAGGGACAATAATAAGGGTTGACCTACCATATTCTTTATGGTATCGTGTAATAGCATAGATCATTAGGGACTTACCAGACCCTGTTGGTGATATAATCAGTCTACGATTCTTTTGTAATGCATCAAACACCCCATCAATCTGATAGTCACGAGGTTTGTACTTCGAGATTCCCGTTAGGTAATCCTTTACTCCCTCACGAGAGATTGATTCCGTCTCTTGATAAGGGAGCCCATAAAACTTGGAGTTCTCAAATTCAAACTCGTAATTATATCTCTGACAAAATACAACAATCTTATCAAGAAGACCAACATATATCTCATTCTTCTGTACATTAAATAATCTTATCTTACCATCCCAATACTTACTACGGTACTGAGGCATAAACTTTGCACCTGGTACATCAAAGGTGAACTCGTCCTGTAACTCGTGTCGTATGTGTGGGTCGCAATCAATTTTTAGAAAGACTTCGTTCTTCTTTCTTATAGTTAGATCAGCCATAACCAGCGTTGAAACGTCTCCATTCAATAGCGTTTTTTATCTGGTAAGTTCTATTGGAGACTTGTCTTAGTATTTCTTCGATGTACTTCAACATAGTGTCATAGTACTCGATCTTTAGTTTAGTCTTTCTGAGTTTCTCGTCTGCCTCAAGATATAACTTGAGATCATCCTTGTCTCTGACTTTGTAAGGAAATGGTTCTGCTTCATATACAGATGCAGTTGCCTTACCTGTGTAATACTTTCTCCGATCTAGTAGAACATTACAATGTATCTGCTCTTCACGCTTTCGCATGAGCAGTATCGTATTATATAGCTCATAATAAGTAGCGTGTAATTGTGGGATTCTTAGAGACTCAGTATCAAGTTCATCTTGATTTATCTTTGCGTCTTTTTCCCACATGTCTTGAATCATTTCAAGACTTAAAGTCTTAGACCTTAGTTCCATTTACGTCAATCACATCAAAAATAGTATATTTAAAGGTAACCATTGCGGTAAAATATCTTTGCTCTGTTTCTGTTGAGTCAAATGGTACACCAGATAGTGCAACAGGGAATAAATCCTTGAACTTAATAGAGATACTTGGGTTGTAATCACTATTCAGAACCATCAATGTTCCATCGGATCTCTCTGCAAACTGATCTCTCTCAGCAGCATCAGGATAAAATCTATTTACTTTCTTCAGATCTTCATACTGTTGTAGTGACTCAGGAAATCCTAGTCCAGTAATCCAATCATATATCTGCAAGTAATTCTCGCAGTTTTCGTCAACTATAAAACTCAGAGTCAGATCTTCGTAAGATAACTCTGTGCCAGGTATAGGTATTTGACGAAGGTACGATGCTTGTGTTGTAGTGCCAAGAGTTACAGTTGGTATATTTGCTTGGTTGCAAAAGAAACTAACTTTAGGGCAACGGTTCAGCAAAAATTTGAACCCAACTATTGATAGGAAGTTCCTATTAGAAGGTTCGTTTAGTTTGAATGGAGGTGTAGCACCTCTAACCCTAGTGTCTGCCATTACTTACGTAGTGTTTTTAAATAGTCAAGAACGTTTTCTCGTATGCCCATCAATTCATCGTAGCATCCTTGATTATGGGCACACCCTCTCAGTTTAGGATCGGGTGCCATTACTGATTCGATGAAGATAGAAAGTGCTCTATCATATTTGATTGCTGGAGTCTCAACTCCAATAGATCCTTGATCTTTCATAATATAGTCGTACTATAATATTTATCATAGCATAAAAAAAGAGACCCATTAGGGTCTCTCTGAAAAATATAAGCAACTCGCTTACATAAGGTTTGTAACTTTAACACGTCTGTAGTATCTGTTACTGTTACCAGTAATTCTACCAAGACCTTGATCTGTACCTTCAGCAAATGGGTTAGCAACCATTCCATATCTGGTTTTGAAACCAATTTTTGGTTGGAATGTGTCTTGTCCAACTGCTCTTACCATCTGTAGTGGAACGTAAGGGCAATAGAATAGACCAGCATCATAAGGGTTAGATCCCTTGTATCCCATGACGTAGTACTGATCAGCAGTTAGGTTTGCAGCGAATGGATCGATGTAAACTTTGTATCTACCGTTTAGAGTACCTGCGAATGTGTTACCAGTATCATCAACGTTCATGTTAGATGAAAGTGCAGGTGTGTAGTCTAGTTGACCAGCAGCTGTTAGCGATGAAGCAACGTCAGCAGAACAAAGGATGATGTTACCCTTTCCTCTACGAGTCTCTTGTGCGATTGCGTTAGCATCTCTTTCTAGTTGGAAGATCATACCTTTGAACTTCTCAACCATCCATCTTCCGTTACTGTCTGTGTCTAAGTCAAATACACCAGTTGTTGCTGTGTTGACTTGAGCACCAGGTCTTGCTGCCTTATAGATTGTACGGATGATCTCTCTGTTGATTTCCGCTAGGATCTCAGTAGAAAGGATGTTTGCTAACTCAGCCTCTGCATCCAATCCATGGATCGCCTTGAGGTCTTGTGCTAGTTCTAAACTGTACTCAGCTTTGAGGGCTCTTGACTTCGCAGTCACAGATACCTTCTCGATGCTGAACGCCATCTCACGGAAGTCGTTGTTAGCACCGTCGCCTAAAGCTTCAGACTGTTGAGTCTTGAAACCTTGACCGACTGAGTAAGCGTTCTCAGCACCACCGTTCAAGATTGATGGGTTGCCACCACCTTGTGCAGTTGTACCGAAACCAACATCTGAGTCTCCGTCAGTTGCTCCTGTGTAATCACCCTGTGTGAATGATGTGTCGGAGTCTTGAGCAGAGAACGCAGAATCTGGTTCGTTGAAGAATGCTTCTGTACCGTTCTGGTTGTCGTACTTAGATCTCATTGCGAAGATCAATCCAGTTGGTCCGTTCATTGGTTGAACGCCAGCTAGGTCGTATGCAACGAGGTTTGGCATTGATCTTCTGATCAATGAAATTAGAACTGGGTCGAAACCAGCAACAGGTCCACCTACCGCAGCACCGCCACTGAAACCTGCGGTTCCAGCACCAGATGGGTCTGTGTTAACTGTTGGAGGAGCTTCTGACAAGAATGCTCTCTCTTCTCTTAAAAATCTTTCTTGGTTTT